GGGAAAAACGTAGCTCCAACCCCTGCTAGGAATGCTCCTACTTCCAGGAGCCAAAGAGCTAGTCCGCCCTCTTCTTCCTTAATAACAAAATCAATCTTAGGTGCCCCAGCTTTAACTAAGCTATCTGGTGCAATTACAATTTCCTTACCCTTAAACTTCTCACTGCCAACTATTTCAGGTGGTAATGCTTGCTTAGGGATAACGGTGACATCTGGACTTGCTAGACCTGGAGGATCAATCAAGTAATCAGATGTGGTCATATTCAGTCCGTCAAGTGAATCATTGGATACACATGCCGGGACAAACGCTAACAAACTTAATAGTAGTAACTTCTTCACTTTTGCTCCTTAGGAAATACAGAGTTTAGCATAACAGTTTGTTGCTCTGCTGGCGTCTCAATAAACTTTCTACGGCATCGTAAGCTGTGAAACCTTACCGTATATGGGCCAACTACAACAGGTGCAACCCCCTCATCAATTGGAACCCCAGCAACTGGGCAAATAGTATTGGTTACTACTGGGGATGGTCTTGGGGCGGGCTTTACCACCTGCTCCGTATCACATCCAGTGAACATAAAAATTAAACTAGCTAAAAACAACTTCTTCATACTTTCAACTCCTTATTAAATTTAGTCTCGCCAAGATCATCATCCTCGTCTACATTCTTACGAGGACCACGCGCTCCATCAACACTGATCCGAAGCGCATCTACAATCTTCTTTCCTTCATCATAGTCTCCGATCTTGATAAGAGCATGAATGTCGTGCATCGACTCCATCCAGTTACGAACCTCGCGGTCATTACCCGCAGCGGTCTTCTTGATACGGAACGTGCTTTGATCGTAGTTGTTAAACTCACCACTCTTACCTAATTCAAGAACGAAGTCATTACCCTTCTTGACGGAAAGAACGGTGGTGTTATCTGGATCGCTCTCGTCCATGTAGTCCGAGTTAAAAATGCCATCCATAATCTTCTTAAATACCTTCTGACCAGTGCTGAAAATCTTAACAGCACCTGAGATATCCTCTGGGTTAGCCTCAAGATGGCGACGATCCACGACGTTCAAATAGTAACGTGGGGTTCCCTTGATCTTCGTGGCAAGGTCACCAAACTTGCTCTTCACCTTAGGTGCAAGACCAAGCTCCTTATGCATCTTCCAAAGATCGAAGTAGAAATCACACATAGGGCAGGACTCTTGCTGCGTCTTGCGGCAGTAGTAGTTCTGGATACGACCATCCTCGGACTCATACCGATGGATCACAGCCTCCGAGAAGAACTGCTTCGAATCGTCCTTCCATGGCAGGATTCGAATGATGTTCTTCCCTGGTTCGACCTTGAGATAGTTCTCCAGCTTGCTGCCAGAGCTAGACTTCTGCTGTCCTCCTTGGAGGAGTTCTTCGTGCTTCTTACGGAGTTCGTTGAGATTCATAGTAAATTTTCCTTAATTTTAATGGTTGTAAAGTTTTGTCTCGGATCTGAGGTTCGCACTAAGCTGAATCAACATATCCTTCTTGTGATCTAGCATAACACAAACCGATTTCAAAAGCAAGTAGATCTGCTCTTCTTCTTGAATTTTATTTTTAAAATCTAAGTATTCGTTGTTCGAATTAACAAAGTCATCTAAGTATACCGCAGTAGCCTTTCCACCCTTGGATCGGTTACTATCGGATTCATCCTTGCGGACAGAAGAGTAAAAATGGATAAGATTATTATTTAATCTGTCCAGCTTACCCTTCTGCATGATCATCAACCCGTTGTAATACGAATAGATGGAAGGATGCTTAATTAACTCAGAAACTATATCATTCTTGTCGATTTGAGACAGTTCCTGAGTTAATTCAAAATAAGCTTCAGGATCTAGCTTACTTAAGTTTTCTTTTGGGTAAAATCGCATGGTATATTATAGGAGGGACAGCCAGAGAATTAGATTATTCACTGGCATCCTCACTTTGGGCCTCTGCTGCGCTCATTTCCTCCATGGTAAGATTAGTATAGTTAACCGCACCATGAATAGTATAATGCTGCTTAGAGTCTCTAGCCTTCACTACGTATACCCGCATTCTACCCTTGTCGTATTCTTCCTGCGTCTGATTGAGCGAGATAGCCCAGTCAGCAGGACGAATCTTACCATAGCTATCACCTAACTCGGCATCGGTAATCGTGGACACCTTCTTACCTTGGCGATTTGTCTGAGTTGCCGTCCAGACTAGGATGTTATTCTCCATGGCTAGTCCACGAAGTTCTTGTGCAATTCTTTCCTGCGCCTGATACTCAGCGTCGATGTTACGGTTAGGCCGAAGAAGCTCAAGGTAATCAACAATAAGAACATCAGGAACGAAATCATGGTGCAGCTTAAGCTGAACTAGCAGTGCCCGAATCTGATTAACTGTGAGCTGACCCGTAGGGAACTCCTTAATAATCAGCCTTGAATCGGCATACTTAGCCTTCACCTTAGTCAGGCGATCCTTAACCGTAGGCATTGAGGAAATCTCCTTAAGCCTAGTAGTTGGGACCATGGTTAGAATCGCATCAAATCTCTGAGCGATCTTATCCTCAGCCATCTCAAGTGAGATATATAGAACCTTCTTGTTCTCCTTGATGGCTGCAACACCTTGGTTGACCAAATATAGCGACTTACCAACTCCTGGGGGAGCGATCACCATAGCAAGCTCCTTGGCACTCAAGCCACCATCCAGGAACTCGTTATGGGTATTGAACACGGTCTTGAACCGCTTCTTCTCCTTATTATCAAACTGACGATGGAAACGAGCATCAACGTCATCAAAATAAATCTGACCGACATTGACCTCTCGGCAAACCAACATTGCAGCCCGAACTTTCTCTTCGATCTCAGCGATACGATTCTCTTTAAGGAGAAGAACGCTCTCTTTGATAGCATGAGAGATGGCTTGCTTCTTGGCGTAGTCTTCTACTAGATCAAGAACAAACTCACGATTATCGAGGACAGACTGATCAATATTATTGATCTGGAGAACGTCATCCTCGTAATCTGAAAAGTCTTGGCCCTTAGGGATGCTCTTCTTAATGTCTTCAAGAAGAATATCGTCAGGTGGAATAGTCTTATACTTATCGTAGTAACCTTTGATTCGGTCAAAGATAAAAGCATAAGATGGGAACTCAAAGTATTCAGGCTTGATAAGCCCTACAATTTGAGAATAGAAGTCCCGATCATGCTTGATAAGGTAGAGAATGCCACGCTGAATGTTATCTGAGAATGAATAACTCATTTTGATGATTGTGAATTGTTTGACCTGTTAATCTTGAAATTTTTCTTATTACCTATGTGCTTTTCTACCGTCTGCTTTCTAGCTTTTTGAGATTCTTTTACCTGATCATCAGACATTTTCTTTGCAAGACCATTTTTAACCATGTAATCCATATCAGGGACCACTGGTTTATAGTGAACTGCTGCTTCAGTTCCATCTATAGCCCTCTTTGATCTATCTATTGAACTTTCATAGAATTGGTGAGCTTGATCTTTATTCATTCCGTAATGATTATACCTTTGAACCATTCTGTTAAGTTGAGATTCATCTTTTTTAACTAGGATTGTAAAATGTTGAACCATCTGCTCACCACACTCTGGGCATTGCTTCTTTCTAGGCTCTCCGTTCTTTTTTGCAAGAGAATAGCTGTGCTTTCCGCAGTTATTACAAAGCATAGTTATTTCCTTTGCACGTTCTTCCTTCTCTCCATCGTAAGCTTTAATCTCTTTGGGAGAGAGTTTACGACCATCCTCGTAAATTACTCTCTCCCCTTTTTCAAACTTTATGGTATAGGATGGCATGTTAGCTCCCGCAGGAATTATCCCCGACCCTACAAACTTCGGCTGATGCAGTCTCTGCCGCTTGAGTCGGCTTCGCATACTGAGCGATGTTCTCTTGAGTCAGAGGGATAGCTTGTAGTGGCTCCATACCCTTTGAACCTGCTCTGTAGACCGTCAGGCCCTTCAGATAGGGTGCGTATTGCAATGCCGTCTTGGAGACATCTTCCCATTGTGCAGTCTCTGGGAGATTGATCGTCTTGCTGATAGCATTGTCGATGTAACGCTGAATAGTAGCTTGAACCTTAATATGTTCCTCTGGAGTTACGTCGTAGGCTCCAACGAACAAACCAAGATCCTTACCTTTTTCAATGTATTCCTTGAACAGTGGATCAAGAACAACTTCCTCGGCCCAAGTGTTAGCAACACGGTAACGCCGCTTATACATAGCAGAGAAGATTGGTTCAATACCACTGGATACACCGTGGACCATTGAAATGGTGCCCGTAGGTGGAACCGTGAGCATTACAGCATTACGAATACCATGCTCCTTAATCATCATTCTGATTCTAGCTGGGAGCGTATCAGCAAAGCTCTCTTGCAGATACAATCTAGCATTGAATGCAGGGAATGGCTTCTTGTCCCGAGCAAGGTAAACTGAAGCCTTGTAAGCCTCATCACGAATCGTAGCAAAGAGTCTATCGAGGAACTCTAGGCACTTCTCTGAGCCATACTTGATACCTAGCTTAATAAGCATGTAATGCATACCCATTACGCCAAGGCCAATACGACGGGAACGCTGACCAACCTCGTTGCACTCAGGGATTGGATAGTGATTTACCGTAAGGACGTTATCAAGGAATCTAACACCATTGCGGACTACTTGAGCTAGACGCTTCCAATCAAACTCACCAGTCTCATCATCAACTATGTTAGCAAGATTGATGTTACCCAGGCAGCAATTACCATATGGTGGGAGCGTAATCTCCCCACATGGATTCGTGGCATTCATCTGCTCAAAGTATGATACGTTGGTGTAGTTATTGGCTAGATCAATGTTGAAAATGCCAGGATCACCAGAATTAACTGAGTTCTCCCAAATTCTGTTCCAAAGATCCAAAGCCTTAATATCCTTACGGAATACATTCTCAAACGTATCACCGTAGTTCTTGAGGTTGTGCAGCTTTACGCGCTCTACAGCATCGTTCTCATCAAGACCAATACCAGTAACCTGCTCACGCTCACCCTTAGGGCTTACACGGGTCATTTCGTAAGTATAATACTTACGGCTGTTAAACGTGAAATACCAATCCTCGTTGTTCTCACATGCTTCAATAAATCTGTTAGTAATAGCTACAGAGATGTTGAAGTTAGTAAGCTGACCAAGATCCAACTTAACGTGAAGGAAATCAACAATGTCTGGGTGAGTAACAT